CATAGCAAGAGACGTAGCTCTATTTACAAACATCATGTTTTCTTCAATAGCACCTTGCTTGTCAAACTCTGCTAAGATAGCGTCAAATTCAGCTAAGTCAGTAGCAGCGTTAACACCAGTAACACCAGAAGTTAAATTACCTCTTGCTTCGATAGCAGCAAATAAACCTTCAGTACCAGTAGCAGCACCGTCAGTGTTATGAACAGCTAAGTCAGCATCGTTAGTACCAGAAGCACGAACACCTTCAATCATAGACATTTCTAAGTAGTCAGTAAATCTTGCTCTTGTATCAGCTTCAGCTTTTAAGTACCATAAGTAACCTGATTGTCCTTCTTCACCTGTAACTTCAACCCAACCGATTCTAGCTGTATCAGAACCTGATACTTCGTAGTAATCTTTTAAGATAATTGGTTTGTTAGTGAAAGTTTGGAACTTAGGCTCGTTAGCACCTCTTGACTCAGTGGAAGCAGCGTGTGAACCACCTGCGTCAGCTAAAGCACCTGGGTAAGAAACTCCTTTCTTAAACTCAGAACCATAAACTAATACAGTACAGTTATTAGTACCATTAGCGATAACAGAGTCATTCGCGTCATAAGGAATAACTTCGATAAACACAGTTGAAACTTCTGATACAACTCCTTTAAAAGTTTGTCCAGTTCCACCAGCTACAATTACAGTGTCGTGAAGACGAACACCGTGATTACTACCTGGATCTTGTCCATCTATATCTGTTAAAATTTCAATCTTACAACCTAAGTTTCCAGAAATACCAGCATCGTGGTCGATCATAGAACATTTGTAAGAAAGGTGTAATCTACCTTGTTCAGACCATACAACTTGATCAGCTGACATAGCCTCTTCAGCTCCAATTTTTGATAAGAAACCTGAAATAGTTCTTGGTCCGAAAACCTCAGCTTCTTTCTCCATTAGATCTGGTAAGTATTGTTGAGCCCACGTAGTATCAGTTGTACCCGTGAAATCTAGGTAGTTTGTATTTAGTGTTTGCTTTTGTGGAGCAGGTACACTGTTCAAACTACCACCTGCAGTAATTGCCATAATAAATAGTTTTAAATGTTAAATAAATTATTTTCTTTTCTTAAATTTAAAAGAAGGACTTGGATCATCATTTAACGCTCTAACTTTTAATCCACTCTGTGGGGCCTCGCCGTAAGACGATCTTGCTGACATATCAATATTCTTTGATTCAGCAATACTCGTTTTTAAAGCGTCAGCTCTACCTTGTTCATAAAAGTGTCGAGCTAAAGCATCAGGATTCATAGCTGCAAATACAGATCTGTGATACTCTTTAGCATCTCTAACAACACCATCATCGCTAATATGCTTATTAACGAAGTTGTTTAAGTCTAGTTGAGTGTCTTTAATCTTATTAACATCTTTGACGTTTACATTAAATACTTTGTCATCAACCTTGTATTCAAAACCTTTGAACTGGTCGTTGAAAACTTCATTAGTTCTCTCTTCAAAATACTTAGAACGTTCTTCAGCTAATTTTTGATTTTCCTCGTTCTCTTTATTGTATCGATTAAAAAAGTCCATAGCTTCTTGATATTCATCACTAACGCTTTGACTAGATTTAATCTCATCGTAATATTTAGACTTTTGCCCGTCTAAGTAGGCTTTGGCCTCGGCAACTTGCTCTTTTAAGGCTATTTTCTTTTTTCTAACTTCTTTTTCCTCATCTACTTCTTCGTCATACTTAAATTGATCGTCCATTAAAAAATCAATTTCTTCTCTACTTAAATGAGGTCTTGTGTTTTGATAATACTCGTATAAAGCATCTTGACTATCCATCTCTTCGTAGTTTCGATTAAGTCTAACATAATCTTCAACACTACCACCGGTGTCATTTACAAAGTCAACTAGCTTTTGAATATTTTCAGGTAACGCCTGTCCTGTTTGCTCAACATTGTCTAAAGCATTACTAGCTACTTCAACAGTTTCGCTTACTTCTTCTTTGATACTTTGTTCGGCAACTTCTTCATTTGCTGCTTCGACGTTTTCTTCGCGTACTTCTTCGCTAGCTCCGGATTCGTCGCGAACAGGTACCTCATCTGTGTTTTGCTCCTGAACGGCATTTTCTAATTCGTTTACTTTGTTCATATCAAGAACAATTGTACCATCATCTTTATAAGATACTGGTGACTCTTGTTCTACTACTTGTTCTTCGGTTGATTCAGTACCTTGTACTTCTTCAACATTTTCGTTTTCTTCCATAATATATTATATAATTAATTAGCGTGGACTAAAAGCCTCTAAGCCAAATCCGCCTCCAAGTATATCATTACCTGAGGATTCAAACTTTTTAGGTGGTCCACCTTGTTTTCTTTGCTCTATAAGCTCACTTTGTTGTGATGCTTGTATTCTTGTTCTTTCGTCTTTACGATCTTCCTTGTCTTTTTCAGCAGCCTTTTTATTACCTAACTCTGCCTGTTTTAACTGCATGTTTATTTCAAACTCATGATTCATAAGTTCTTTTTTAACATTAGCCTCAACCATCATTGTTTGACGTTTTAACTCTTCTTGAGCAGTAGCTAAAGATATTTGAGCTTGAGTTATAGCTTGGTTCTTTTGCATTTCAGCTTGAGCAGCTACCTGTTGAGCTTGAGCATTAGCATCAGCTTGAGCTTTCATATTCTCTTGTTGTATCTGCTGATCTTGCTTAACTTTTCTCTCTCTTCTAATTTTTAATAACTGATTAGCTAGTTTTATATTTTTAATCTCTCTTAAATCTATAGCATCAGATAATTCAATTAGCTGTTGATTTAATGCCATTTGTATATTGTTTTCTAGCAACGCTTTTTCTTCTTCATCTGGAGCTAGTTCTAAGAATATACCAAAGTCGTACAAATATAAGTCTTGTAAGTCTTCTAGTGTACCAACATTATGAGAGCCTATCGCTTGAATAAACGCATCTTTTGTAGGTGAGTACTCTAATATATCAGATATTCTAAGTGATAAAGATGTACAAACTTCTTTTGTTAAAAACAAACCAGCTTGTAATATATGTCTTGTAGCCGTGTTACTGTTAGCTGCCGCTAATTTTTGTACACCTACTAAAGCTCTTTCAGCTGGCATACTACCATCACGAGCTTCATTTAAACCGGTGACATCACGTATCATCTGTAGATAGTAATTGTAAGACTGTATTAAGCTTTGCATTTTATTACCACCAGAGCTAGACTGTATTTCTTGAATAGGTACTTTACCTGGATTCATCTCACCGTTCTCGTTCATTGATCTACCAATAACCGAACCAGTTTGGAAGAACATGTTTAAAGCTTCTTGTGGATTATAGTTTGTACCATTACCTAAATCTATTTCAGCTAAACCATCAGCATCAAGATAAACACCATCTGGTACAAGTCTTGACATAACTTGTTGTAGCTTTAAATGCGTGAGCTGAATCATATCAGCAAAACCTATTATTCTTCTAACTAGAGATTCTATATTACCATTGTATATCCTTGGCGCTACTAAGTGATAGTTCATTTTAACTTTATTATAATCACTTTTAGGCCTAGTCATATTTTTAGCCATACCCCACTTTAATAGTCTATTAGAGCCAAGTATAAATGCACCTTCGTATAGGCACTCTACTTTTCTTTGTAACTTCATAAAGTTACCTTGTAAGTCTTTTGGTGGGTTAAAGGTGTCGTCCTTTTTAATAGCTTTTTCAGAACCGCTACCAGTTTCTTTTACTTTATAAACATCGTTCATATAAGTCTTGTAATTAAAATACAATACTTGAACTTTGTTATTATCTATTTTGTCATTAGTACTATAACCAAACTTAGTATTACCGGTGTAACGATTATAGTTTTTAATTATATCTTCTAAATCAGTTTGAGTTAAATTAGGAAACTCTCTAACTAATTCGTTTATAGGAATAGTTTTTACTTCACCAACATAATATATATCATCAAAATATGGTGACTCAGTGTACGAGTAAACTATATTAGCAGGATCTACATAATCAATAGTAACACCTTCAGAAGTGTTAAAACCTGTTTTTACACAAGCCATGCCTAGTACTGTAAGATCGTAGAAATATCTTTTCTTTATAAGTTCGTAATCGTTGCCTTCCATTAAAACTTTTAAAGCTTGTTCTTCTGCTATTTCTACAGCTTGCTTGTAAGTTAATTGCATGTGCAGCTGCAACTCTTCTAATGTTTCAGGTAATTGCTCAGGCGGATTATCCATAACGTTAACATTAAACGTAGCGTTAACGTAACTAGCAAAATCTTTAGTATCCATGTCTGCTAGTATAGACTCCATGTAGTCTGTTCTTTTATCTACACCGTATGGATCTTGTGAATATGCTTTTATATCATAACTACGATTAGCCATACCGTTAACTACTATGTCAACAAACTTAGGTATAATAGGTACTGGCTTCCAGTCTAGATTT